AGCGGCGGCAGATCGAGGACGTCCTTCGTCGCGCGGTAGGCGAGCGGCGCGAGCTTCGCCTGGAGCTCGTCGAGGTTCTGGTAGGCCTTCACGCCGCCGAAGAAGTCGGGGACGGTGTAGCGAAGCCGGAAGCGGTGCCACGAGAGCCCGAAGACGCCCGCGTCGAGCGCGCGGAGCTGGGCGAAGAGGTCGAGGGGCCCGTGGGGCATGAGGGTCCCGGTCAGGCCCAGGCGCGAGCGGACGGTGGGGAGCTTCGAGAGCTCGTAGGCGAAGCCGGAGGCCTTCCCGTCGTGCGCCTTGATTCGGTGGAGCTCGTCGAAGATGAGGGCCGTCGGCTCGCCGCCGAGGAGGACCTCGGCGAGGCCGGGCCTCCACGCGGCGTCGTAGTTGACGACGACGAAGAGCGGGCGCCCGGTGATGCGCTGGAGGTTGAGGGCCTCCTGGAGCGCCTGGGCGCGCTTCTTCGTACTCCCGTCGCCGAGCTCCAGGACGACGGGCGGGTCGTCCAGGTGGGCCTCGATCCCGCGCGACCAGACGCGGCTCGTGATGATGCGCTTTGGCGCGAGGACGAAGGTCCGCGCGCTCGCCTTGTGCCCGACGAGCCCGAGCGCGGTCAGGGTCTTCCCCGTTCCCATATGCATATCGAGGAGCGCGGCGGGGAGGTCCTTCGCGAAGTGAAAGGCCTGTCTCTGGTGGAGCCACGCGCTCGTCTTCACGGTCGGGATATCGGGGAGGTCGTCGCGGGTCTTCGCCGCCTGGGCGCCGACGGCGTGGGCGGCCTGGGCGAGGAGGGCGCGGTACTCCGCGTCGACGTGGGCGCCGCGCTCGGCGAGGAGCCCTCGGAGCTCGCGGTCGACGGCGGCCGCGGAGCTCGACGTCGCGGGGAGCGTCCAGGCCTTCCGGCGGCCGTCCCAGCGGGCGCCGGTCGCCTTCGCGCCCTCGCGCATCCCGTAGGGCGTGCGGACGATCAGGAGGCCGCGGTCGACGACGACGGAGACGTCGCTCACGAGTGGCGCTCGAAGAGCTCGGGGAAGGTGACGCGGTCGGCGCGGCCGACGAAGGCGCTCTCCGCGGTGCCCGGCGCGCGGTCGTGCTCCAGGAGCGCCTCGACTTCGAAGCCCCCCGCGGCGCCGATTTCGCGGAGGTCCTGGACGGAGAGGACGAGCTCGCCCGCGTGCGCGAAGGTCAGGCCGACGCGCGGCGCGAGGGAGACGCGCACGCGGGCGTGCCCTCCGAGGACCTCGATCAGGCGGAGGCGGAGGACTGGGGGGAGGGGTCGCTCCTCGACGGGGAGCTCGGGGCGGGTGGCGGCGGGCGCTGAGGCGGCCATGGTGGCGCTCCGTTCTGCCCCCTGGTCTAGGAGGCCCCCGAAGCGTACGCGAGGGCTTGACGCCCCGTCAAGGGGGCCAGGTGACGCTCTCCGGCGGTCGAGCGCGTGCCATACTCAGGGACGGCGCACGGTGGCGCCGCGTCGCCCCCTGGTCCGGGGTACCGAAGAAGCCCGAGCTCCCCCGAGCCCGGGCTTCCTCACTTGGAGCGCGCGACGGCGTACAAGAGGACCGCGACGCCCAGGTCGAAGAACGCCGCCCCCTCCTTCGAGAGCTGGGCCTCCCCCGGGGTCGCCACGAGCGCCACGAGCTGCCCCGCCGTGTAGAGCGCCAGGAGCGCCGGGCCCACGAGGTAGCTCCAGTGCCGCCGGAAGCGCACGCCGACGCGGACCGCGAGGATCGCGAGGACGAGGACCGTCCCGCGCGCGGCCGAGAGCGCGAAGTCAGGACCGAGGAGGGCGTCCATCATCCCTCCCGTCCAGGTCACGCGAGACGTGCTCGGTGAGGCCCTTCAAGCCGAAGCGCCGCTCCGCCGCGAGCGCGCCGATCAGGAGAAGGCGCCCGCCGAGGAGGCCCGCGACGCCCGAGAGCCCCCAGTAGAACTCCGGAGGGACGGTGTAGTAGGCGATGAGGAGCGCGCCGAAGACGAAGGCCGCGACGGCGGCTCCGATAGCCTCCGCCGCGACCTCTAGGATCGTCGGCTTCGGGGTCCTGACCGAGGCCCCGTACGTCACGAGCCGGATCGCGGCGGCGAGGACGGCTCCCAACGCGAGGATGGTCAGGTCCCGGTTATGGGGGTCCAGGAAGGGCATGAGCTACCCTACGGTGGGCTCCCAGACGGAAGAGCTACCGCGGCGAGGCCCGACAGGGGAAGAAGCGGTAGGAGCCGACGTCGCGCTCGGGCCGAAGGAAGCCGAAGAGCTGACAGCCGATGACCGCGTCTGGCGGCGCGGCGGGCGAGAGCCGGACGACGACCGTCGCGAGCTCGCCCGCTTCGAGGTCGCCGAGGACGCATCCGGCGTCGAGGCCGAAGGAGACGCATCGGGCGTCGTCGGTCGCGGCGTTGACGAGGGCGAGGTTTGCGCCATAGAGCGCCGAGGCGGCCTCGGCGGTTGCGACCACCGTCCCGTCTCCGACCGGATCGAGCCCGACCGAGACGGCGGGCGCGCACGCGGCGAGCGCGAGGACGAGGACGACGAGAAGGGCGGCGGCTCGATTCATGGGCGGACTCCTGGGAGGAAGCCGAGGTCGGCGAGGGCGCGCGTAGCCTTCACTTCGGCGGCGAGGCGGAGGGCTTCGAGGACCTTCGCGTCCGTCTCCTGGAGCGCGGTCGAGACGTCCTCTATGAGCTCGGCGGTCGTCTCCGCGAGCTTCGCGAGGCGCGGGTCGCCCTCGGGGAGGTCGATCCGCCCGACGGCGAAGACGACGCCGTAGAGGATGGGCTTCCAGCGTTCGGGCGCGAAGCCTCCGGCGAGCGTGAGGCCCGCGAGGATCAGGCGGCGGAGGACGTTCATCGCGTGACCTGGGGGGGGACGTTGACGATGACCGGCGCGGCGCGCTTCGTGAGGAGCTTCTCGCCGACGTAGACGATCAGGGAGACGCCGAAGACGGCGCCGGAGGCACAGAAGGCCCCGTAGGCGAGCCCGCCCCAGGGGAAGGTCCACGCCGCGAAGGGCGCGTAGACGACGAGGGTCGCGTACTGGAGGGCGGCGCCCGCGACCATCCCGACCGCGACCGTCACGGCGCCGACGCGGACGGCTCCGTCGAGCTTCGAGCCGATGGTCGTCTTCCGGAGCCACGCGACCAGGCCGGAGAGCCACGCGGCGAAGAAGAGCGGGTCGCTTCCGAGGCGGACGAAGTCGGGGAGGAGCTGCCACGGCTCCCCCTCGGGCGCGACGCCCTGGGCGCGCGCGACGCCGGAGAGCGGCGCGAAGACGAGGAGGAGGAGGACCCAGGCGAGGACGCTCCTCCAGGTGGAGCGGTGGGCGAGGTCGAGGAGGGAGGGGGGGGCGGCGCGCATGATGGAGCCTCCTTGGGGCTACGGAAGGCGGGCGACCGTGGTTACGGGCCAGCATCCGAGAGGGGTTAGGAGCGTGGGTCCGCGGTGCTGGAGGAGCTGGGGACGCGACGCGGGGCGGGCGTTCTCCAGGAGGAGCCCGTGACCGAGGTAGACGGCGACGTGACCGATGTAGACGCCGTCGCTCTTCGCGGTGTCCCATCGGAAGACGAGGTCGCCCGGCTGGAGCTCGCTCGCGGCGCGGTCGAGGTCGACGTACCGATCCGGGTCGCTCTTCGGGCCCGTGCGGGGGAGCTTCGCTCCGGTGAGGCCCTGGGCGCGGAGGGAGGCTTCGAGGTCGCGAGCCCAGGGGTCCTTCGCGTGCGGCGGCTTGTCGCTCGCGCGGTGGGTCAGGTGCCGAGGGTAGAGCTCCCAGCGGCCGCCGTAGAGCGCGTGCTCGACCACGAGGCGGACCTGGGCGAGGCAGAGGCCCGCGACGACCACGCCGCGGGTGTTCCGGGGCTCTGGGGCCTCCCCGAAGACGACGGCCCAGCCGCTCCGCGCGATGCGCTCGCCGGTCGTCATTTGCCCCGGGGCGCCCATCATCGCGTGAAGACGATGTCGACCAGGCCCATGATGTTCGCCCCCCACCCACTCGTGGGCATGGTGTCGGCCACGATGAGCCACGAGGTCGCCGCCATGAGCGTGATTGCGTCGCTGAAAACGGCGGTTGTAGCTGGGTTGTCGCGCTGGGCTATCGTGGTTTGCGCCCTGATGGCGACGACGTATTCGGTGCCCGCTACGAGGGTCACGGGCGCGTCGAGCTCCCCTTCGACCCATGTACTCACCGCGCCCGCTCCGACGGCGATAAACTTCTCGGCGAGCATGACGGCGTCCGATTTCCGGTAGAGCCTCGCGGCGGCCGTTATCGCGGAGGGGATGCGGACGCGCAGCCCCGTCAGGGCGATATCGGAGGCCCCGACCGTAAAGCCCCAGCCGAAGTTCCGGTTCAAGGAATTGTTGTAGGTCGTATTTGGAGCGATGCTCACGAGGCCGTATTCGGCCACCGGAGGCGGGGGGGCGCCTCCCCCGTGCGAGCGGAGCATCGTCAAGAGCCTTGACACGGCTAGACGGCTCTCGTGAGGGCTTGAAGCGTCCGCTCCGCGGCCTGATTGACCGGCGCGGCCGCGGTGCCCGAGCGGACCCTGACAAAAGGCCACGAGGCGAAGGCCGCGGGCTCCAGGCTGACGCCCGAGCTCGCCGCCGCCCCGCCCGCGGCCTCGACGGTGTACTCCGCCCCGCCCCAGAAGAGGGGGACGTACGCCTCGCCGTCGGCGCTGACGGCGAAGGTAAGCGACGCGGCCGTCCAGGCGGCGGGGAGCTGGAGGCCGACGAGCTGGCGGGCTCCGTCTCCGCCGAGGTCGACGTCGCCGGAGAGGCTCGCGGCGGCGGCGATGACCGCGGCCGCGACCTCCACGCTCCCCCGCTGGACGCTCTGGACTTCCTCGCGGAAGACGCCGCGCTCGTCTCGTCGTGCTGCCATGGTCTACCCTCTCTCCGGGCGCGGTGCGCCCCTCGTGGTCGTCATTCGCGCCTCGCGGGCTCGCCCGGGCATTTGATGATGCGGCTCCAGCGGGCGGGCGGGGGGAGCTCGATCACGCGGCAGGTCGGCCCGACCTCGGGCGGCGCCTCGGGCTCCGCGGCGGGTGGCGGCGGCTCGACCGGCGGGCGAGGCCTCGGGGGGCTCGGCTCGACGGGGCGGCCGATGACCGGCGGCGAGCTCGTCGGCGGCTCCGGCTGGGCGCGCTCGGGGACCTCGAAGGCGGGCCGGGAGGCTTGGGCGCCGCCGTTGTCGTCGAGGATCGAGGCGCGGTAGGCCCCCGGCGCGCACGCCGAGAGGGCCAGGGAGAGGAGGGCGAAGAAGGCGACGATCCGGGGGTGGGTCACGCGAGCCCTCCAGAGGCGAGCCATGAATCGGTGGCGAGCTTGACGAGGCTCCACGAGCTCCACTGTCCCGCGCTCGCCTCGGAGCCGGGCGTGGTCCCGTTGATCGTGACGCCCGTAGCCCCGGCGAGGGTTACGAGTCCGCCGCCGAGCTGGGCGCCGGAGAGGATTGTCCCGACGGGGTAGGGGACGCTCGCGTTAGCGGGGATGGTCGCGGTGATGGCGCCCGCGTTGTCGAAGGTGACGAGCGTCTCCCCGTCGCCGTCGGCGAGGACGAAGGTGTAGGTCGTCCCGGTCTGGGCGTTGACCGTGAGCTCCGGAGCGGACGTCGGCCCGGTGTAGCGCGGGGTCGGCGCGGCCGTGATGACCGAGTCGAGCGTGAGGGTCGCGGCGCCGGTCTTCGTGACCTCCGCGACCGCGACGGCGTCCGCGGGGAGCGCGGGGTAGTCCGTCGCGTCGCCCTCGACCACGTCGAGGTGCCCCCAGTTCGTCATGATCGAGTGGACGATGACCTCGCCGGTCGTCGCGTCGGTGAAGGTGAAGTCCTGAGCCCCCCCCGACTGGGCTCGGATGATGACGAGACACTTCGTCGACGTCGCGACGGCGGCGAGGTCGACCGTCTGAGAGCCGACCGCGAGGACCGTCTTCACGTCCTGGGAGACGCCCATTCTCCCGACGACCTGGACGACCGCGGCCGACGGGTTCGTCACGGTCCCGGCGACGACCACGCCGCCGGAGGAGAAAGTCGCCTCGACCAGGCGCTCGACGACGCTCCCGAGCGTCTCCTTCGTCAGGTCCAGGTGCGCTTCGAGAACCGTTCTCTGTCCCTGCCCGTTCGCGGGGAGGTCCGCGGCGCGCGTGAAGGGGCGATAGGTCATGCTCACGGGTGGGCCTCCTGGGTCAGGATACGGGCGGCCGAGCTCTTCCCGAAGCGGGGGTCAATAGAGCCCATCGTCGCCCTCCGCGGCGCTCGCGGTCGCGGCGCCGTACTTCGAGCTCCCGTAGATCGCGAGCGCGAAGCCGGTCGCCGCGGCAGGGGAGCCCTCGGGGGGCTGGGCGACTTCGAGCTCGGCGACGAGAGCCGACGTCGTCCCGCTCGCCGAGTGGGCTTCGGTGTAGTCGAGGGTTACGAAGCGTCCGGTCCGGCCGAGGGCGGAGCCCGCGCGGCCGACGTTGCGCGGCGTGAAGGCGTACCCATCCTCGCGCGCGGCTCGGATGGGGAGCTGATAGACGGTCTTCGGCGTGAGGTTCTCCTCGACGATCCCGCGCACGAGCGCGAGCGCGGTCGCGGCGTCGACGGCGTACGGGAGCTCCGGCGCGGTGTACGCCCGCGCGGGGTAGAGCGCCTGGGAGGTCGCGAGCCCGGGGACGAGGGCTCCGCCCTCCCACGAGCCGTCGTCGGCGCGCGTGAAGCCGAAGCGGTACGTCTGGAGGTCGCCCGTCGTGAAGGTCGTCCCGAGGCCGTTTAGCTTTACCTGGACGCCCCAGAGGTAGTACCGCGTGGAGCCGAAGATCAGGAAGACGGCGTCGTAGCCCCACTCGACGTACCGGGAGTCGCCGAAGCGGAGCTCGATCCCCGGGCTCTCGGCGTCCTGTCTCCATCGCCCCCAGACAGAGCCCTTCGCGCCATAGGCGCCGACGACGAAATTCGAGCTCTGCCGGGGGAAGACGAAGTCCCAGAGCTTGACCTCGGTCCCGTTCGCGGGGAGGCTCGCGGAGCCGGTGTAGCTGTTCGCGAGCTCCGCGGGCCCGTCGGCGACGAGGAGGTCGTCCATCTTCTCGACCCATTCCTCGACGTCCCACTCGACCGTGATGCCCGCGCCCGGCTCCGCGACGACGCCCGGATCGACCGGCCAGAAGAAGGTGCCCTCCTGGGCGTTCGCGTTGACGAGCTCCAGGAAGCCCGCGGGCGTGTCGGGCGCCCATGCCATCGGGCCATATTCGGGGTTGTTCCCGAAGAGCCCCGCGGCGAGCTGGGTCGGGCTCCGGAGGACGGCGGCGGCCGCTTGCATGACCTGTTGTCCGGGCGTGAAGGTTCGCGCGCGGACGCCGAGGGTCGCCTGGTTTATGACCGAGTCGGAGCTCGTCGTCTCGATGTTGTCCGGCGCGAGGTCGTCGTCCGAGAGCGCGAGGAGGGAGGCGGGGTCGGCGGCGCCGGACGGGGTCGCCGTGAAGGTCGCGGTGTAGAGGAAGGAGTCGCTCGGCCCAGCGGGGAGGCCGAGGGCTTCGAGCTCCAGCTCCTCGCCGTCGGCCGCCCAGGTCGCCCGGAAGGTGATAGGCCCGAGTGTCACTTCGGAGAAGGAGCCGAGAGCGGGGCTCGCCATGGTCCCGGAGTAGGGCGCCCCGTTGACGGTCGCAACGTAGGCGACGCCCGGCGCGCGGTCGGGGTACGCCCAGGGGAGGAGGATCGAGTCACGGGTCAGGTAGGCGCGGGGGAGGCGGCGGCGGTAGAGGATGAAGGGGAGCCCGAGGGAGTCGAGCCACGAGGGGGGCGTGACGACGAGCTCGTCGTCTTCGTTCGCGCGCCAGGTGTAGCCCCGGAAGGGGCCGAAGAAGGCCTCCAGGTGCTCGAAGATCGAGTCGGGGTTCTCCTGGTCGGGCTGTATGACGAAGGCCTCGACGGTCGGCGCGACGACGGTATCGCCCGCCCGGAGGTAGAAGGCGGGGAGGTCCGGGTCGAAGGGGACGCCGTAGTAGACGAGGAAGCGGCGGAGGCACTCGCGAAGATCGAGGGGGTCGGGGACGCCGTTCTGACCGGCGACGAGGACGAGGCTCTCCCGGGGGTTCGCGCGGCCGAGGCGCGCGAGAAGCGTCTCGCCGACGTAGGAGACGATCCCGCCGCTCTTCGTTCGGTCGCGGATCGCGAAGGTGTACCAGGGCTCGCCGGAGAGCTGGTCGCCGAGCGTATAGAGGCTCCCCAGAGGGAGGTTGACGAGCTCGAAGAAGCTCGCCTCGATAGTGGGGTCGGCGAAGACGCCGGAGACTTCCTCCCGGAAGCGGACGGTCACGGGCGAGTCGAGCTCGCCGACGGGGGCCGCCTCCGGGAGGGGAGACGGCGGCGCCGGAGGGGGGTACTCCGAGATTTCCGAGCTCGTGACCACGAAGGAGGACACCGCGTAGGACCGTCCGCGCGACAGGCCGCCGCCGATTTCCGAGTCTCCGCCGTTGAAGAAGCCGACCGGGCCCGCGGCGGACGTGTACCGCGCCTGTTGCGCGATGCTACCGGCGCCCTGGACGAGGGTCGCCTCCAGGTCCCACGTTCCCGGTTCGGCGCTCGCGGCGGCCCACACGCGGGCCCGGACCGTGCTCGTGCCCGCAGGGTCACTCTCGACGACCTGGACGCGCAGGCGGTACGCCGTGCCCGCGGCGAAGCCCCCGAAGGCCTTGGTCGCGGAGCCGATCAGGTTCGCGTCGAAGTCCTCACTCCAGAAGGAATTAGCGCCGACCGCGCGAAGGGTCACGTTCCCCGTCGACGCGGACGCGCTCACGCTATACCCCGGACCGCTCGTGCCCGTCAGGCGGCCGGTGATACCGAAGCCGCGCGACGTGTTGCTCGCTTGCTCGCCCGTATCCGCCCACGTCCACTCGACGGTCGCGTCGAAGTTGACCGCGGCGACGTCGTCCATAATGACGACGTTCGGGTTGCTCCATCGGTCAAAGAGGTTGTTATCGTCCGTCGGGGACGCGAGGACGAGCGTCTCCGCTCCCCCCGTGGGGGCCCATGCCTCATAGCTGGACGGGCGCCACAGGACAAACGGGCTCGCCGAATCGTCGAATGGTGGGTAGGTGCGCGTCGCCATGCTTAGGGGGGGCTCGGCCTGGTTTGGAGAAGCCCGGAGCCCCGCCCGAAGCGGTAGTCCGCGCGGTAGAAGACGAGACTCATTCGATCCCCGCGGAGGCTCGCGCTCGCGCCCGACAGGACGCCGACGGCGTAGAGCTCTTGCGTCGCGAGGAGCGCGCCCGCCCACGGGTCGCCCTCGCCCCACTGGACGCGGAGGAGGACGCCGAGCGGGTCGGTGAGGCACAGGTAGGCGCCCGCGCGGTTGCGCTGTTGCTCGACGTTCTCCGAGATGAAGCCCTCCAGGTCCGCGCGCGTGAGGCGCGCGGCGGGGTCGCGCGTCAGGAGCGGGTCCTCCCAGGAGACGGTGAGGTTGGCGCTCGCGTCACGCTCGAAGACCGCCTCGCCGTAGATCGTCAGGGCGACCGAGTCGGAGACGCGGGTCATGGTCAGGAACGGATCGAGGCCCACTAGGAGCTCCTCTTCACGCGGCGGTAGAGGTCCTCGGCGGCGCCGGTCGCGAGGTCGCGGACCTTCATCTCCCACGCGGGGTCGCCGAAGCCCCCGGCGGGCGCGGCGACGTTGACCGTGAAGTTATAGACCACGCTCGGGGAGCCGCTCACGCTGGAGCCCGAGCGGGCGTCGGCGCCCGTGGTCGCGCGTGGGCCCGGGCGGGCGTTCGCGAGCATGGAGAGGAGCGCGAAGCCCCCGAGGACGAGGGCGATGGGCCCGAGGGCGGCCATGAGGCCCGCTCCGCCCGCGGCGGCGGCGCCCCCAGCGGCGGCCGCTCCGCCCGCGGCGCCCGCGGCGGCGTTCCCAGCGGCGGCGCCCGCCATGCTCCGCGCGACGGTGGCGGCGAGCTCCTTCGCGATGGGCCCGAGGATCGCCGCGAGCATCTCCTGGAGGAAGAAGTCCGTCGCCGAGCCGAAGGCGCCCTTTAGGGCGGCCTCGACCTTCGCGAGGTCGCCGGAGAGGAGCGCGTCGGCGAGGCTCTTCCCGGCGTTCATGATGCGCCCCTCTATGTCCTTCTGGAGGCGGTCGAGGTTCTCGGTGTAGCCCCCGTCGGTGACGGCGACGGCGGGGAGGGGAATCTTGATCCCGCCTCCGGAGCTGTCCTCCAGGTCGTCGAGGGCGGCCTTCGCGGCGACGAGCGCGGCGACGAGCTCGTAGAAGGCGTCGGTATTGTCGCCCGCGGAGGCGAGGAGGGCTTCGAGCGCGGCGATTTGGACGCGGATCGCCGACGCGACGTCCTCGTCGGTGGCGAGCCCGAGGTCGCGCTGGGCACGCGTGAAGCGGACCAGGACGCCCTCGGCCTGGAGCATGACGTCCGTCTGGGCGCGCTGGAGCTCGGTCGCGGCCTCGACGCGCTCCGCCTCCGCGCGCGCGGCTTCGAGGCGCGACGCGGTGTACTCCAGGTGGTACCGCTCGGTCGCCGCGAGAGCGCGGGCTTCCCGGCGGGCGATGCGCGCGGCGGCAGCCTCCTCGGCCTCCTCGGCGAGGCGAACGGCCTCCATCCGGGAGTCGGTGTACTCCCGGTGGGCGGCCTCGCGCGCGCGGAGCTCGCGCTCCTCGCGGCGGGCGACGCGCGCGGCGAGGCGCTCCTCCTCGGCGGCGGCGAGCTCGGCGGCGGCGCGACGCGAGTCGGTGTACTCCTGGTGCGCGCTCACTCGGCGGCGGAGCTCGCGGGCTTCGATTCGCGCGACCTCCTCGGCGGCTTCGACTTCGGCTTCGGCGGCCGCCTCGGCGGCGAGCTCGGCGGCCTCGCGACGCGAGTCGGTGTACTCCCGGTGGTACCGGATTCGGCGCCGGGTGTCGCGGGCCTCGATCCGCTCGCGCTCCGCGGCCTCCGCTTCGTAGGCGGCGATGCGCGAGGCGCTGTACTCCTCCTGGGCGGCGAGGATGCGCTCCTCGTTCTCCTCGTAGATCGCCTCCAGCTCGCCGCCGAGGGCGCGGAGGGCCGCGAGGACGGCGGCGCTCTGCTCGGGCGTCTCGGCGCGCTGGAGGAGCCCCCAGAGGCGCCGCTGGTGCGCTTCGAGGTTCCGGGTGTATTCGGTCCGCGTGAGGAGCTCCAGCTCGTAGGCGTCCTCCAGGCGGCGCGTGTCGGCCGTGATGCGCCGCGCCTCGTCGACGAGCGGGTCGACCTCGCGCCCGGCGCGCGTCGATCCGGGCGGCGGCTCGTCGAGCGGCGGGGGCTCGACGGCCCCGTCCGGCTGTATGACCGGCCGGTCGCCGGGGCTCCCGAGCGCGACCTCGCCCGCACGCTGGAGGTCGATCACTTCCTGCTGGAGGACCGCGCGCTGGGCGAGGAGCTCCGCGAGCTGACGCTCCAGGTCCTCCCGGACGCGGCCGGTCGGCGGCCGCCGGTCGCCGCCTCCGCCCGGCCATAGGCTCTGGAGCTCGCCGTCGAGCGCGAGCTGGACCGACTGGATCGCCGCGTCGAGCTCCGCGGCCGCTTCGAGCGCGGCTTGGGCGCGGGCTCGATCCGCCGCTCGGAAGGCGGTCTGGTACTTCTCCTCGAAGGCGATGATGAAGCGGTCGGAGTAGTCGAGGACGTCCTGGAAGAAGTCGGCGACGGCGTTCGCGGCGGTCGCGAGGGCCGGGAGGAGGAGCGTCCCGACGGAGACGCGGATCGACTCCATCGCGGCCTTGAAGCGTGCCTGGGCGCCTTCGTAGGTGTCGATCTGCGTCTCGAAGGCTTCCTCGGTGGCGCCCGCGGCCGTCTCCATTTCGGCCTGGGCCGCCTGGAAGCGCGCGGCGCCGTCTTCGCTCGTGAGGCCGAGGACCGCGTTCAATGCCTCGACCGAGCCGAAGAGCCGCGCCATTTGCTCTTCGTTCCCGCCGGTCGCGTCGCGGACGTCCTGGAGGACGGCGTCGAGGCCCTTCGCCTTCACGGCCTGAGCGTCGAACTCGATCCCGAGCTCGCTCGCGAGCCTCTTCGCGTCCGCGCTCGGGCGAATGAGGGCGACCATCGCGGCGCGGACGCCCGTGATAGCGGCGGGCGTGCGGAGGCCCTGGGCCGTGAGCGTCGCGACCTGGGCGCCGACCTCCTCGATTCCGACGCCGAGCTGGGCGGCGATGGGGAGGACCGGGCCGATCCC